GACGATTATTGAAGCAAAAGGTTTTTTCAAACCATCAAGCAGAAGACTCATGCTCGCGGTAAAGAAACAGCATCCAGAGTTAGATATAAGGTTTATTTTTCAGCGCAACAATACGCTCTCTAAAAGTAGTAAAACCACCTATGGAGACTGGGCTGATAAGCACGGCTTCCCTTGGTGTATCTACCCTGATATTCCACCTTCATGGTTACAAAAACCAACCTCCAGTTAATAGCTTCTTTAGATACTTTTGTCTGTGGATTACAGGAAGAAAAAATCCCCAATCAGGAGATCTTAGAAGTTCTTAAGGAGTACACCGCTGTCTTCGAGGAATACATAGATTATGAACCTTGAGGAATCCACCTTTCTCCGTCACGAGCCTTGTCCAAATTGCAGTAGCTCTGACGCATTCAGCATATACAGCGATGGTCATGGCTATTGCTTTAGCTGCCACCATCGAACACCTCCTGATGGATCAGAACAGACACCATCAAAAGGGGTGGGATTTTTTGAATACGGCGGGGATTTTACCGCCCTCAAATCACGACGAATAACAGAAGAAACGTGTAGAAAATTCAATGTCAGGATCGAAACTACTAAGCGAGTACTACGGTTCCCGTACACCGCTACATCCAACAAGGTCAACTCGTATAAAGAGAAGACAGAAGATAAGAAATTTTATTGGATTGGTAAAAACAATGATCAGAGACTCTTTGGACAGAATCTTTTCGGCGGTGGAAAAACGCTGGTAATTACAGAAGGCGAGCTAGATAGCTTGGCAGTCTGGGAAGCCAGGAAAAACTGGCCTGTAATGAGTATCAGTAATGGAAGTAAAGGGGCATACAAAAACCTCTCAGCTCAACTCCCTCATCTACTCAAATTTGATGAGATTATTCTCATGTTTGATACAGATGAGGCAGGGAAAGCAGCTGCTGAGGAATGCGCTTCTCTATTTCCAGCTGATCAAGTATTCATTGCTGATCTTGGACAGTACAAGGATGCGTCTGAAGCCTTACAGGCCAACGATGCTGAGGCTATAAGGCAAGCGATCTGGAATAAGAAGAGCTACTCCCCTAAAGCAATTATTGATGGCAGATCTTTATTTGATCTGGTAAATAAACCCCTTCATGGGAAAGATGCTGATTGGCCCTATCCCTCACTTAATCAGGTGACGGGAGGGCTAAGGCTAGGAGAATTAGTAACTTGGACCGCAGGTAGCGGGGCGGGGAAATCGACTGCAATAGGTGAAACTTGCCAGTCCCTCGTGGACCAGGGCTTCACTGTTTGCTACATCGCCTTAGAAGAATCAGTCCAAAGACAAGCGCTCCGATTGATGACAGTAAAGGCCAATAAACCTTTACACCTAAACAACGAGATACCAGAGGATGAACTACGGAAAGCTTTTGATGCAAGTGTTGGAAGTGGAAAGGTATATCTCAGAGATGGGTTTGGAAGTGTTGATCCCGATCATCTTCTTAATGACATCCGTTTTGTCGTCAAAAATCACAATGCTCAATTCGTAATTATTGATCATCTTTCAATATTACTGAGCGGAAATGAGAATGATAATGAGCGGATTATGATCGACAAAATAATGACGAGACTCAGAAGTTTTGTTGAGGAAGTTGGATGTGGAATGATTCTTATTTCACATTTAAGGAGAACACAATCCGATAAAGGCCATGAAGAGGGAGCCGCTATTAGTTTAAGTCAGTTGAGAGGATCGCATAGCATAGCGACCCTTTCAGATATATGTGTAGGACTCCAAAGAAATATATCCGCTGGAGACAATATGAGCGAATTAATCGTAATGAAAAATCGATTTAATGGATCTACGGGGCCAGCTGGAATACTTAACTATTCAAAAGAAACAGGAAGACTCATTGAAATTACGAAACCCACCGAATCATCACCCGACTCTTATGGAGATTTCTAAAGCTCACAAAGTTGTCTTATTTAAAAAAGAAGACTGTGTACCTTGTGAAAACGCTGCTAGAAGCTTGGATTCTGTACTTGATGCTTATCAAGAATATGAACCCTATGTATCAGTTTTAAATAAAGATAATCACCCATCTTTATTAGAAACTTACAAGATTGATATATTCCCAACTGCCTTAGTTATGGATCATGATTCTGTAGAAATAACCCGTGTAATAGGTGGTAAAAATTTATCTCCTAAATGGTGGCAACGAGCGCTAAGAACTATCCATATGCACAGGACAAGTTCATGAAGCTAGCGTTTGATATTGAGACCGATGGCTTATTACGAGACTTCTCTCAAATTCATTGTTTAGTTACTAAGGATTTAGAAACAGGTGAAGTCTTCAGATATGACGATACAGGTAAATATGAAACGATAGTAACGGGAGTCCAGACGCTATTAGTTGCTGATGAATTATGGGGTCACAATATAATTTCTTATGATTTTGAAATTCTTAAAAGTATTTTTAATTTTTTCAATTTTAAAGGGAAAGTATATGACACATTAATTCTTTCAAGGATGTTCTTTACTGACATGCTTGATAGAGATTTCAGAAACAAACCCCCTAATATGCCAGCCCAGTTATATGGGAGGCACAGTCTCAAAAGTTGGGGCTATAGATTAGGAGTTCTTAAGTCGGAATATGGAGACCAGCTGGAGGGTGATTGGTCAACCTACACCCCCGAAATGCTTGAGTATTGCGCTCAAGATGTAGAAGTATCTGATGCTTTACATCAGTTATTCGCTCCAAAACTGGACAAATACGAGACCTCTATAACCACAGAACATGAGCTAGCTAAGATTATGTCTTGGCAAGAACGAGAGGGTTTCCCTTTTGATATCAATAAGGCTCACAAACTAGAAGGAAAACTAAGACAAGAACTTGAACAGCTCTCAGACGAGATGCGCTCTACATTTCTATTTGTAGATGGAGGTGAGTTCACTCCCAAACGCCCTAACAAAACAAAAGGGTATGTAGCGGGAGCAACTTTTAACCGCCTCAGAAATTTCAATCCGACTAGTAGGCATCATATAGCGTTCGCATTTCAAACCTTTAGAGGTTGGGAACCTATAGAAAGAACAGACACGGGTAAACCAAAGATTGATGAGAAAGTATTAATGGAAATTGATACTAAGGAATCAAAGAAGTTTGCCCGTATCTTGGAATTACAAAAACACCTAGGACAACTTAGTGAGGGCCAGAATGCTTGGCTTAAACGAGTAGAGAAAGATGGTCGTATTCGTCACTCTTGTATATTAAATACCAACACTGGGAGACAGGCACATTTACGTCCAAATTTGGCCCAGTGTCCTCAGAAAAAAGAATATCGAGAGTTGTTTTATCCTGGTACTAATTATGTCCAAGTAGGCGGGGACGCTTCATCTTTGGAACTGAGATGTATGGGGCATTACTTAACAAGATATGACGGAGGATTTTTCTCTAAAGAAGTTGTTGAGGGTGATATTCACACTACTTTAAGTAACATTTATGAAACTGACAGGAAAACAGGTAAGTCTTGTACTTATTGCCTTATCTACGGTGGGGGTAATATTAAGTTGGGACTCACTAGTGGGGCAAGTAAAGCAGAGGCTGGTAAAAGAGGCGCTGAAATCCGCGACAAAATCCTTACCAATCTCAGAGGATTCAAAGAACTTAATGAAGCAATTCAAGAAAGGGCCAAGCACGGGGTTATCACTGCCATCGATGGGAGGCCAATAAGACTATTAGGGAAGAAATTCGCGGCCTTAAACTATCTCTTACAAAGCTGTGGTTCCGCAATTTGCAAGATGTGGATTTTAAGGGCCAATGTATTACTTAAGGAAGCAAATATAGATTATAAACCTTTAGCATTCATCCACGATGAAATGCAATTAGCGGTAAAGAAAGAGCAAACAGAGGACGCGGAGTTCTTAATAAAAGCAGCAATGAAAGATGTTCAAACAACTTTGCATTTTAGATGCGAATTGGATAGCGACACTAAAGTCGGGTCGAATTGGTCAGAAACACACTAAACAATGTAGGAAGTGTGGAAAGGTAAAAGTAGAAACTGACTTTCCATACTTCTCTACTTCTACAGCTGGAAGAAAGAACACCTGTAAACAATGCTCAAACGAGTTAGCACAAGTAAGAGCAAAACTAAGAAAACAAAATCCACCACCTCCAGCTGGAGAATGTCCCTCTTGTGGAAGACATACAGAATCCTGGGTATTAGATCATTGTCATACCGATGACACATTCAGGGGATATATATGTAATTCATGCAATTTGGGATTTGGCAAATTTAACGATGATCCAGAAATTTTAAAGCGCTCAATCGATTACCTCATCAATTCCACTAGGCCAGATGAAACCACTAAAAATATTAATAGATCTTGATTATTTTCTTTATCGAGCCGCTACAGCGAGCGAGGAAGAGCATGAGTACACTCAAGATTTAACTGTCATTGTTGGGAACTTTTCAGCAGCAAAAAAGATAGTCCAAAGAGAGATCTCACAATTATGTGAAAGATTTGAAACACGAGACATCTTAGTAGCGCTGACTGATCAAACCAACTTTCGCAAAACCATAGATCCCACATACAAAGGGAACAGAACCAAAAGAAAGCCAGCGGGCTATTTAAAACTAAAGAATTGGGCAATGGCTTCATATCCATCGCTCATGAAACCAGGGCTAGAAGCTGATGATGTTTGCTCCATAGTTGCGACTAATGGAACCCTCACAAACTTTGTCTTAGTTAGTCCTGATAAAGATATGGAACAAGTCCCATGTAGGTTATACAACCTCAAAGAAGAGTGGACTCAAACAAAAGAAGCTGCCTACAGGAAACTGTTTCAGCAGTGCCTTGAGGGGGACAGCTGCGACGGCTACAAAGGTGCAATTTCGGTTGGACCAAAGAAAGCACAAAAAATATTAGATGAAGTAAAGGATGAAAACTATTGGCCCGTAGTCGTTAAAACATACCTCGATGTTGGACAGACAGAAGAGGATGCTTTAAGGAACTTACGGCTAGCGAAGATTCTCCAGGCAGAGGACTGGGACGCAAAGAATCAAAAGCCAATACTGATAACTCCTAAATGAATCTCACCAATACAGAACTAGCGTTTATCAGAAATAACTTATTAGCTTGTAGAGCTTATAGAAACACTGAAGTAAACCTAGATGGCAATCCGTGGGAACCCTGGATGGAGGGGTTTCTTAAAAAGATCACCAAAGAACTCGCACTAAATGACTAAGTCAGATCCTAACCATTACCAAAGAGGTCGAATAGAAGTCTGGGATTTTATATCAGATCAGCATCTAGATTACTTTCTAGGTAACGCTATTAAATACATTTGTAGAGCTGGATTCAAAGACGGCGAATCAAGAGTAGATGATCTTACAAAGGCCAGAGTTTATATCTCCAAAGCACTAGAACTAAAACCTCAACTTCCCCTTTACCATGACCAAAGCTCCTGATTTATTAGGTCAAGCGCTCCAATTCCGAGTAGCTAATGATCAACCAATAGGCCAATTTACTGGACCTAATATGTATCTCCAAAGAAAACTAATTTCTGAGGAATATAATGAATTTCTTGATGCACATACTAAGTGCGCTTTATATCCAAACACTCCAAGATATCGAGAGGATTTATTAAAGGAGATAGCTGATTTAGTTTATGTATGTTTTCAATATGCTGTTACAGCTGGGTTTGAATTAGATGAGGCTCTAGACAGAGTACATAATTCTAATATGAGTAAATTAGTCGATGGTAAACCTGTAAAAGATAAAACTGGAAAGGTTATGAAAGGTCCAAATTACAAACCACCATACTTAGAGGATATTGTTTAATAATGTCTAATTTAATAGCAAGAACAGGGCGCGTTCAGAGCTGGATAGATAACCCTGAGTCGCGTCTTCCAGTCAGTTGTACTGTATTTAATGTTGCAGATAGTTTCTCAGGCTCTCAGGGGATTGACGCTTCTTTACGCTTTGTGTCTCATGCCCTCCGTTTCGGGGCTGGGTGTGCAATACATTTATCAGATTTAAGACCAAAAGGCACAGAGAATGGGAAAGGATTAACAGCTAGCGGTCCTGTATCTTTTGCTAAAATTTATTCTACTTTGAATGAAGTAATCAGGAGAGGTGGTGTATATAAGAACGGCGCAATTTGTCTTCACATGGCGCTTTCCCATGAAGATATTAATGAATTTATAACAGCTCCTAGATCAGAACTTCCTTGGGCTAAAAGATGTGTAGATCTAAATCAAGAGTTATGGAATAAAGCCTCAACAGAAACTAAAACTTTAT